GCCGATCGCACTGGTCAATTCGACCGCCAAAACCACCCTTTACTCGCACACAATCCCCGCTCATGCCCTGTCAGTGGATGCCGAGTACTGGGTGGATATCTCCCTGGACATCCTAAATGGGTCTGGCGCAACCGCGAACCTGGGACTGTTCCTGGCCATGAATGGGACCGATGTGATCGCCACGCACAACGAAAGCCTAGCCAACGCGGCTGGGAACGGGAAGGCGGTACTGGAAATCCGCATTGCGCCGACGGCTGTCAATGCGCAAAGCATCTTTTTTCGGTGCTGGTCCGTGCGTGCAGCAAGTAACGCGGCGTTTGATGCTTGGCAATATGCCGGTAGCTCTGCCCTGGATAGCTCCGTTGCCCATACACTATCGTTGGCGGCGATCTTTTCCGCCGCCAACGCCAATATTTCTGTCATGCGGCGCATGGCGATCGCACGGCGGCTTTAGCGCTCATCTGTGAGCGGCAACAGGTTTTGTCGCTCACGGATTGCAGATCCATTAACCACAAAGAAGCCCCTGGCGCGATCGCGCCAGGGGCTTTGGGGTATATGCTCATCGCCAGAAACTTTCAAAATAACTTTTAGCCTCTTCCAGGTCTTCAAATCGCCTGGACTTGGTGGCGATCGCCCCCGCGATCACCCAAGACACCGTCCAGGACTGCGGGACAACAAATTCTAACTCGCCCCCGTCTTCGTCTTCTAGCGTGTCAGTCGAGGCAGGACTATGCGCGACTTTTACTGACGCAGGAATATCCCCCCCCCCAATGCGGAAACTCTCCGCCTGAAATGGGGAACTCAGGGGAGAGCGCGAGCTTCCGCGAGACAAACTCTTGCCCAAGCGCGATCGCGCTTGATGCGGAAGCCTCTTGGTTTATGCCCACAGAGTACCCCTCTGCAAATTGGTTTATCAATCCGATCATGAGTCTAGTCCTCTCCAGATAAAAACGGAAAATTGCTCAAGAGCGCGTCTGCTTACTCCCTTGCCGTCCTTGACTAGATGCACTACAAAGAAATTCGGCAAATCCAGCGCGTCGCGGTAATCACAGCCTTCAATCTCAACTGCGATCGACACACCGCGCGATCGCAGGTGAGTCGCCAAAATAGAGGCAAGCTCTTCTCTCCCTTGGAGCCAATCTTTAAGCCTGGACATTTTCTTGTTTTCCCAAAACAAAAACGGCGGGTCTTGCATGGTTCCGCCGACGTGCTGGCGGACAACAGAGAGGCCAAAAGCCAGTCGAGGGGAGCACCCGGCGGCCCCCATCTCGCACTCGATCGCCGAGCCCCAGCTCGCCGTCGTGCTGCTCCCTGCAAAATAGTGCCTTAAAAGCTCAGTGAGTCGCTTTGTTCTTTGGTTGTCAAAAACCTCATGATTGGTCAAACTCCCCTGCCTCTTGCAGAATCCGCCTGTGCGCAGGCGATTCAACCCCGTCCCTGTCTCGGCGCACAACGTATAGAGGATTCTCCCCTCCCGTGTAGTACCCGATTACCGTAGCGGTTTCCCCTTCCAGCAAGAAAGGAGGGTCAAACGCCCACGCGCTAAGCCTTAGCGTTTTTTTGGCAGTGTATTTTATATCTAGTGTCCCCAGCATATTTATTGCCCTTTGCGTTTTGTGGATTTTTGCGCTTTGCAAGCCCCTTAGATATGCCTCGCTTTCTGCAATTGCATACATTCTCTTTGAGTATTATCTTTCCCCAAAATAAGATCCTTGCATTAATCAACTGAACACAAACAATCCACCCACGCCTTCGCCTCCGCCAACGCCGTAGCGCGATCGCCAAAATCAGCATGGAGGCAAGCATTCCCGCGCCCGCCGAAGGCTAACCACCCAGAGGTGTATTCCTCCAGGCGGATGGGGTACCCCCGGTAGACGTGGCGGATGATCTGCAGACACCCCCGATGCAGAGGCGCATCCTGAGGGATATTTTGTTCGCATAGCGACTGGGCGAATGTCATAATTGATCTACCTGTTGATCTGAAGACGGTTGGCAGGCGCGGCGATCGCCCCGACTTCGCGGGAGGAGGCGATCGCTGCCTCATGGTTTTAGTATACCCCCCTATTACGGAAAAATATCCGTATTCACACGGAATTCCATGCGCGGGAGCAGCCCAAAATCACAGGCGAATTTATCCAAGGGCCGCAGGCCGCCCAAGTGGGGCGAGGTGAAGGAGCTGCGGGATATTGAGATCGCGGTGGGAGCCTGGGAAAATCTAAAAAAGCTGGCCCACATCCGAGGGGTGAGCCTGAGTGAGTTTTTGGAATTGATTGGGCGTGGCCACTATCGGCTGGAGAGGGTATCCCCCCCGCCCTCTGGAGATTGGGGTGATAAGGTAAGGCGATCGCCTCGGGTGACCCCCACCGCATGGCGATCGCTCAAGGAATTGGCCGCAGATCACGGGGTGGGCGTGGCGGCGTTGATTGAGAAAATTGGGCAAGAGGAAGTTAAGACCCATGTCCGTGGTAACGAGCCGCCGCCCTAAATCAATTTTTCGCAGCCTGGGGTTCATGTCGGGCGCGATGGCCGTCTTGGTGGGCTTTGCACAATTCCTGTTCACTCCCGAAGGATTTGATCGCGCCGCCACATGCCTGGATACTTTTGGGCAAAATCACACGGCAGAAACAGTGCGATCGCTCACGCCATTGCTGGTGATCCTGCTGGGAGCCAGCGGGAGCTTTGGTAGATATCGTGCAGGCGGGCTGAGATTGCGGCTAAGGTCGAACAAGCCTGCCCCGCCTTCGCGGCGACGGGCGCAAGGTTTTGAAGTTGTTGATGGGCGCTGGGGGGGCACCAGCGAGATCTCGGCGCTGCAGACGCCCGCAGTGAGGCAGGTCAGGATTATCCAATTGGAGAAAAGCGAGAGTGGGAGAGGTGGGACTATGACGAGTAATCAATCAATCGATCCAGCGGTAGTGGAGCGCGTCGCAGATTCTGTCGCGGCGCGAATCAAAGCGCTTTCCCCCTCTGATCCGAAGCATGGGGCGGTGGATGATTTCGTGCGTTTTTTGGCGGGATTCCCTAAGAGAGGGGGCGATCGCCCTCCCTACGAAGGGCTGCTTGGTCAGGCGGCAACGGAGAGCACTCCGCGAAAGTTTGACGCTAATGTGCCGATCAACTGGGGTGATTTCCGGGCTCATATTACGCAGAATTTTACGGTAGGGGAATATCTCTGCTATGATGCGGCGCGTGTTCCCAAGAGCGTGGAAGTAAAGAAGGCGGCGATCGCTATCTGTCAAGAGCTTGAACTTATTCGCAGTGAGTGGGGCAGCGGCATAATTATCACTTCTGGCTATCGCCCCCCCGCGATCAACGACGCAGTCGGCGGCGTTTATAATAGCCAGCACATCAACGGCCACGCAGTTGATATTGCCCCAGTCGACCCCCATGAAATCCACAAGTTTCAGGTATGGCTAGATCCGCGTTGGGCCGGAGCTTTTGGCTACGGCGCAGATAGGGGGTTTGTGCATATCGATATGCGCAACGGCAAGGGGTTTGATCCCAACGACCAAGACCCCGGCCCGCGCTGGGACTACTAAGATTGAGGTGTATTATCATGGTTGGCAAAGCCTCCCGCGCGCGACGCGCGCGGGAGGCTTTTGTTGAGGGGAACGTATGACTCAAATTGAAATCCAAATCACCGTTGCCGACCTCGATAGCGCGCTGGACGAAATTGAAGCGCGCCTTGGCGACCTGACGCCCTTTATGCGCGAGGTCAAGGGCATCATGCTGGATGCCGTGGAGCAAAACTTTGAAGAGCAGGGGCGGCCCGAATGGGCGGGATTGACCCCCAGCACGATTCGACAACGAGAGCGTGAGGGGAAGTGGCCAGGGAAGATCCTGCAGCGCAGCGGGCGTCTAGCGAGCTCCATTGTGGGTGAATCCGGCAAGGACTTCGCCACCGTGGGGACGAACCTGGAATATGCGGCCATTCATCAGTTTGGCGGCGAGGTGCAGCAGTTTGCCCAGACCCGTTTCGTGAATTTCAAGGTTGACTCTCGGGGGCGCAGTCGCTTTGCGCCGCGAGGTGAAGCGAATTTTGCGCAGGCAGTGACCTACGGGCCGCGCACATTCACCATTCCCGCCCGCCCGTTCTTGGCGCTGACTGCCGACGATGAGAACGAAATTTTGTTTGCCCTAGGCGAGTACCTCACCCAGGGGCTGAGTTAGCATCCCCCCATTGCGGCCAGTGCGCGGGTGATAGGATTCGGGGATCCAGGCTTGTTGAGTAAAATGCCAAAACGCTGGCTAGAAATTTTTAGCGCAGGCACCCACGCCGATCGGTGGGGAATGAAGCGCAACTACCCGATCGCAGAGCTGCAGCAGGCGGTCGATAATTATGATCCGAGTAGATATCGCCCACCATTGCTAGTGACGCACGACACGCGCGGGCTAAAGGATTCCGCTGTGCCAGATAGCGAGTTTTGCTATGGGGTGCCCTCCAAGCTTGCGCTGGTGGGGAATAAGCTTATGGCGGGATTTGGTGATGCAGATGTTGCCCCCGAATTTCTGCAATGGGTCGCGAATAATAACCTGATTGCCATTTCGCCATCGTTTTATCTGCCAGGCGATCCGCAAAACCCCAATTCTGATCAATTGTCGCTGCGCCACATCGGCGCCTTTGGCAGGCAGCCTGTTGCCTGCAATGGGCTGAAGTCGCCAAAAACATTGCTGCGCCCCGCCGAGCTGAGTGCCCCCACGGCAACGGTGGTGGAATTTGCGCTGCCTGCGCCAGCGGGAGGGTTTGTGGAATCTGAAGGCACTCCCGCCGAATTTAGCCAGGGCGGCATGGTGGTCCTGAGCCTGCTGCGCCGCGTGCGGGAGTGGCTCATCGAGAGCCAGGGCGCGGAGCGCGCCGAGCAGGTGATTCCGGCTGATGCGCTGGATCGGCTGCCCCACGAGGCTAATTCGGAGGACCGGGATATCGAGCAACTTTGGCAACGGGTCTGGCAGCTAGATGCCAGGACCCAGCCACCCAGTTACCAACAGAGGAGCAATGAGCCCATGACAAAAACTGTAACTCCAGAGCAGCCCGCAACCCCAGCACCAGCTCCAGCACCAACACCGCCGCCCGAGTTCGCGCAGCGACAGGCGGAACTAGACAGTCGTGCTGCCGAGCTGGCTGCACAGCAAGCAGAGCTGGAACGCCGAGCTGCCGAACTGGCGGCCCAGGAAGATGCCAGCGCTCGGCAGCGGGCGGTGGAGTTTTCTCAGAGCCTTGCCAACCTTACTGCGGGCGATGGCGAGCGGGTGGTGGAGATTCTGTATCGGATCGAGACCGGGAAATCTGGCCCAGTGGAGTTTTCTGCAGGGACGGAGACGATCGCGGAGGCGTTTAGAGGGGTGCTCTCACGGCTTTGTGAGGCCCCTCCTGGCGTGCCGGACCTGGAGGAGCGAACCAAGGGTGCAGGAGAACAAGAGTTCAAGGCGCCAGAGTACCAAGCTGCGGATGGGTACACTGTTAGCCCGGAGAGGGCTCGGCAGTACTCCGAGGCGAAGGCTTACCAGCGCAAGCACAACTGCACCCTAGAAGAAGCCCTGGCGGCAGTCTCCTAGGGCATTAGGTACCTTGTTTAGATTTGATTTTTTGTTTGAACAAAAGAGGCAATGAGATGAGTCAGAGTTACTACGGCGGGCTAATGGTCACAAAGAATGCCCCCGGAGCGATCGGAAAATACCTTTGTGTGGGGTTCGACGGGGCGCGGGCGGCTGTCAGCGGACAAAAGGTCTTGGGCATTGCGGACACAGATGCGGCCCAGACTGATGATTATGCACTCACTGTTTTGGGGCCAGCGCCAGGGATTAGTGGCGCAGCCTTTGCACTTGGGAGCAAGTTGATCACCAACGCCGCTGGCAAGCTGATCGCCGCCACTGGTGCAGCCGGTGAGCATGCATTCTGCGAGGCAATGGAGGCCGCGACAGCGGCAGATCAGCAAGTGCAAATCCTGATTCGTTAACTTCCTAAAAACCTTAACTTCCCGAAAATTAAGCCTTTTTCTCGCGCGCACCGCGCGAGATAGAACTTCACCCCCCCCAGAGAGGACAACCATTATGGCCCCAAGTAGCATGAACACGCGGCAAGTGCGCGTTCAAGACCCAGTTTTGACGGATTTCGCCCACGGCTACGCGAACCAAGATCGAGTGGGCTTAAATTTATTCCCCACGGTCCCCGTCAAAGTCAGAGGGGGACAGGTTTTGCAGTTTGGCAAGGAGGCATTCCGCAAATACCACCTTCGCCGCGCACCAGGCGCGAAGAAGCAGCGGATCAAATTTGGCTATGAGGGTAAGCCCTTCGCCCTCTATCAAGACTCTGTTGAAATTCCAATCCCGTTTGAGCACATGGACGATGCGTCCGTGATGCCAGGGATTGACCTGGGCAAGGCGGCCACTATGATGGCGATGGATATTATGAGCCTGCAGGCGGAAATTGAGCAGGCACAGACGGCCAGAGACGCCAACAACTACAACGCCAACAACACCGACGTGCTGGCTGGAGCAGACCAGTTCAGTTCGCCAACGGCTAAGCCCGTTGAGAAAATTGATGAGTGCCGTGAGGCGATTCGCCGCCAGATTGGGGCTTACCCCAATCTGGCTATCTTCGGCCCAAACGCCTTCACTGGCACCAAGAACAACCCTAATGTGGTGAGCCGGTTCCAGTTTCATACCGCCGAAGAAATAACGGAGGATATGCTGAAGCTCCTGTTTGGGGTGGAGAAATTGGTGGTGGGTAAGGGCATCTACTTCGACGACGCCGACCAGCCCCAGGATATCTGGGGAAACGATATCATCCTGGCCTACGTGCCAAGGATGTCAATGGCTGCAGCACCTAGCTATGCCCCTGGCGGGCAGGTGAATATGTATACCCCCAGCTATGGGTATACCTACACCATCGACAATGGCCCGGTCGTTGAAGAGCCCTATGCCGATCGCGAATGCGATAGCTGGCTCTACCCCGCCAAGTATGAGCGCGCTAGCGTCATCACCAGCCTAGAAAACGACGACAAGACCACGGCGGGCTTTTTGCTGCGCAACGTGGCTGCATAGGGGGTGATAAATGCCGTTTTACGAGGTTTTGACAAGACTCAGCAGCGGGCGGAAATACCTGCCTGGGGAGCTCTATGAGTGCTCCCCAGAGGAAGCCGCTGTGCTGCAAGGGTTAAAGCCTCCGGTGCTGGGGGCTGAAATTTCAGCCCCCAGCACCGGAGGCGAAAGCACCGGAGGCGAAAGCACCGGAGGCGAAAGCACCGGAGGCGAAAGCACCGGAGGCGAAAGCACCGGAGGCGAAAGCACCGGAGGCGAAAGCCAGGTGAACATCAACACGGCAGCATTGGAAGATCTGCTGGAGCTGCCAAATATCGGCCCTGCCCTAGCCAATCGCATCATCGACAACCGCCCCCATGTGGCGATCGATGACAGCCTTCGATCGGGGCTCAATCTGACCGATGCCAAATGGGCGGAGCTAAGCCCGCTCATCACCGTAGATTAATTAATTCTTGAAATGACCGCCTACGCCACCCCCGCCGAATATATGGATTTTTTTGGCTGCGATGAGGCTCTGATGCTCACGCAGCTTGATGATCCAAATGCCGTCGAGGTAAATGAGGCGCTCATTGAAAAAGCCCTAGTGGACGCCAGCGACGAGGCCAATGGCTACCTGCGGGGACGCTACGCGATCCCGGTGGAGAGCCCGCCCAACCAGTTAAAGCGCTGGATTTTTGCGATTGCGCGCTACTTGCTCAACCGTTACAAGCCGCCCCAGGTGGTAGTTGACGACTACGAGCGGGTGCTCAGGCAGCTCAAGGAGGTCCGCGCGGGCCGATTGGACTTGGGAGTAGGCGCAGAAACTGGGGTTGCCACCCCGGTGGTGGGTGCCCCGGAAATTTTTGAAATTGGAGGAGGAAGCACCTTTGGGGATATGGGAGGCTTTTGATGTTTATCTCGGATATCCCGCCCGATGAGCTAAACCTGCTCCGCATCCTGGAAGATGCGATCGTCGAGCGGTTGAGCCAACTCACGGAAGTAGGCGCAACGAGAATAGAAGCCTACCCCGCCAAGGAGGACAGCGGCCAGCCCGTCCCCAAGGGACTGCTGCAGGTGGCCTACACCGATAGCCTTTGGACTCGCCCCCGAAGTCGTAATGACCCCGTGCAGGGCGAAGAAATGCAGTTTCAGTTGGTGTGGCGATTGCGCGATCTGCGCACCCACCAAGAAGCCTACGCCCTCCTGAGGGCAACGGTTTGGCTGCTGAAGGGGTTCTGTCCCATTGGGTGCTATGACTCTTGCTTTTACCCCCTAGGGGCGTCGTTTGTGGAGCAGGACGAGCAGGGGTACTGGACCTACTACCAAAAGTTTGGGTATCAGCTCCCCCCTAGTTGATTGTTGTTTTGCGCGCCGCGCAGGAGGGTTACATGTCAGAAGCCACAAAGGTTTGGATTGTTGGCAAACGAAAAATTGACGGCATTGCTCCGGGTACGCCCGTGGAAGTGGATGAGCATGTTGCCAAGCGGTTTATTGAGGATGGCGTGGCCGAGTCAGCAAAACCACCTGAGGCTCCACCAGCACCATCCGCAACGGGGAATAAGCTCGCGCCACCCAAGGACGAGAAGCCTGCTAAATAGTGCAAGCACTATTTGATATTTTGCGCGCACCGCGCGCCGCACAACTAGCCCAGGAAAAACAACATGGCCATCGCAATTACCTATGCCCTGCTGAAAACAACGCAGGAAGCCACTAACCGCTTTTTAGCACTACCAGCTCCATCGGGAGCAACCTGGAATGAAAATATCGAGGAGCAGGTTTATACTCAGCGCGATGCTGAGGGCGTGCTCAAGTTTGACGAGGCCATGACCACTGGTCGGCAGCCTGCGGCAACGTTAAACTACAGCCGATTCACCAAGGAAATCTTGGCGCTACGGTTGGGGCGCAAGCTTGAAGAGCAGGCTCTGACCGGTTCGCCGTGGGCGTTTAGCCAGCGACTGACCAAGTTAGCCTTTCCCGCAAATGCCGCAGGCTTTGCAGGAGAAGGAATGGTGACTGACATTGCCAGCGCCAGCTACCTGAAAAACGGCATCTCCACACCGCTGGCGCGACAACCCTTTGCAACGTTTGTCCCTGCGACGGCTGGGAGTTTTGCTCAGGGCGCTGATGGCGCACTCAAATTTAGTACAGACCTGCTCAATAAATGGGTCACTGTCTATGGGACTTACCCTGAGACGGCGGCGGATGTCCTAAGCGAGGATCTGTTCGGAATTTTTGAACTCACCATTTTTGGTGTGTTGCAAGAAGCTGGGGTCAAGGAAGTGTTTTATCTGCAAATGAACCCAGTGCAGATTAACCTTGCGGAAAACGATGAAACTAATTTTGGGGCGAACGAGGTGCCGATCGCGTTTCGGTCGGCGGACCCAAGCTGCATCCCCACGCTGGTGTTCCCGCGCCGTAAGGTCGCGTGCTAACCCCCGAGCTGTGGGTGGAGCTGCGCGATGGCTCAGTAATCGGCCTAGAGCCGGTTCCCGCGATCCACCTGCCGAACCTAGAAAAGCTACTGGCGGTGCGTGAGCACCTACGACAGGAAGACCGAGAAACGGCGGCACTGGGGATAACGCGATCGATTTTGATGCTTCACCCCAGGCTGGATCGCCCTGGAGTGGCTGGGTGCTCTCTTGCGGAGCTGGCGGAGGGGGAGGAAGAGCGGCTATTTGAGGGGGGCGCACTCGCGGCGCTAAACCAAATAACGCCCCCCGAAGTTAATCCCGCAGACAAGGATCATTGCCCGCCGTGGAGTAGTGGCGATTACATCACTGATTTGCTGGCGGATTACACCACGCGATTTGGCGATCTCGCCCAGGCGTTGGTGCTGCTGCAAAGCTGTCCTATGCAGCGGGTGTTGGATGTGGGGCATCGGCTCCACGAGATTGCCAAGGGGCCGGAAGAGCGGGAGAAGGCGGAACTCACTCGGTACTTTTGGGAAGAGTGGATGCCGGACATGGAAGATTACATGCCAGAGGGGTATTTTGAATAATGACGATCGTTACCAATATCACCATCAGCGGCCAGACCTACGCGGCAAAGCCGGTGCGAAAGTACGTGATGCAGTTTTTGGGCTTGGTGTTTTCCCCTGACGGAACGGGGAATTTTCAGCTAAACATAGACATTGATGCCTGCGCGCCCCTGCTGGAGGTGATTGCTGAGGATATTTGCCCGCCTTTGGCAGGGTTGATTGGGTTCAATCGATCGCTCAATAAATACTATTGGCGCGGTGAAACGGAAGAGCTAGTGGAGCTGTGTGGTGAGGTTTCGCGGCTGTACTACCTCACGGAGATCGATCGGCTGACTCAGGCCAAGGAGCCGAACGAGGAGCTGATTGCATCAACTCGCAGAAGGCTTGAGGAGATTGCACTGAATCTGGATCTGTTGCGCGGGGGGATTGACGAGAGTGCTTACCTGGCGGCGAGTACTGCTGGGGCGCAAAATAGCCCCTCGGAGACGCAGGCTACCCCGAGTGAGGGGATAGACTCTGATAGCGCAACCGAGGCCCTGCAGGCAGAAATTAAGTCGCTCCGGGCGCAATTGGCGTCAGTAGCGATGGAGCAGGAAATGATGGCGATCGACGCGATCGAGTAGGCCGTTTTTAGCGTCCGCGCGCGATGCGCGCGAACGCTAGTTGCAGAGGAGGGGTATGGTGGATAAACAACTGAAGCTGAGTCTGCTGGTGGAGGCTCAGACGACGGCGGCGAGGCGGGACTTGCAGGCACTGGGGAAAGGGTTGAAGCCCGTCTCGGTGCCTGTTTTTTTTGATGCCCGTGGGACAAACTTCCGCGTTGGCGTCGAGGTTGGCAATGCGGGGCAGCAAATTGGCCGCACCGCTGCCGCCGAAATTAGCCGCGCTCAGGTGCGCCTTTCCACGGAAAGCACCGCCGCCCTCTCAAAGAGCCTAGAGGAAGCGATCGGCGGTGCGATCAAGCAATCTACGCCCAGGGGTGGCGATGGCCTGCTAGGGGGCATTGGACGGTTGTTGACGGCCCCGTTGCGAATTGCTGCGGCAACGGCGGGCACGGTTGTCGAGGGCGCGTTTTTTGGTGTGGGCGAGGTGCTCTCGCGCGAGTTGGCCCAGGGGGTTGTCGAAGGGATTGCGGTCAACAGTTCCCAAACAGTCTCGGCACGGGCGCTGGGGAGCAAACTGGCCGAGGTGACGGTCAAGGGTTGGCGGGACCAGATTGCGTCCCAGCGGGGCGGTTTTTTGGGGTTTGTGGCGGAGCTGGCGGGTGAGGTCAATGCCGAACTGGGGGAGGTGTTTGGGCAGCAGGAGCTGCAGATTGCCAACTTTGCACGGCGTAAGCAGGTGGGCGATCGCGCTGCCCAGGAGCGTCGGGATGCGTTTGAGCAGGCCAGTGCACAGCGGCAGCAATCGTTGCGCGAGTTGCCGGGGCTACGGCAACAACGGCAAGACCTGGGGGAGCAAGGAGGTGAGGTTGCTTCGGAGCTAACGGCAATTAGGGCAAGATCTGAGCAGCTATTGCAGCAGGCCCAGGCTACTAGTGAGGCCGACGCAGTAAATTTCCTGAATGCCCAAAGACAGCGGCTGGCCGAACTTGATGCCATCCGAGTTGCATCGCAGCAGTTGGGCGAGGCCCGATACCAGCTTTCCCAAAAAATTCAACCAACTCAATCCCTGGATGAGTTGAAGCAGCTAGAGGCGCTGGTGAGGGGGCAAGACCTACCCCAAGTGCTTGCAGAGCGTGAGCAATTGATTGCTCAAGGTGCGCGGCGCGCGAAGGTGACCCCTGAAAATATCACTCCCCAGCAAGTAGAGCAGGCCAGAACTGCGATCGCCGCGCCAGAGCTAGAAAAGCTGGCCGCCGAGGCCGAAAAGCTGCGGCAACAGCAAGTCTTGATCCAGCGCGAGATTACGGCGATCGATCAGCGGATAGACCTGGCCCGCGTCGAGAAAGATCTGGCGACGAATCTTTCTCCGGGACGTGGCGTCGATCCAGCTTATCGGCGGTTGGTTGATGCGGTAGCTCAGGCTAGTGGAGTGGCCGTTGATCCTCGGCAAATCCCGCAGTTGGCCGTCTCCTCTACACAGCAAACCGCAGGGCAATACAGGCCAGAGAGTAATCGGATTGTTGTCCCGCCAGAAACGTTGCAGGCGCTGCAGGCGGGCACGGCAACGACGGAACAGCTCAGTACGCTAATCCATGAGATCCGCCACGCAATCCAGTCCGGATTTGGTGATGCCTACCGGGTGGCCGCAAACCGTGAAGGTGCGGTTGATTCGGCGGTTGAGTTATTAAAGCCCACCGAAGCTGAGCGCAAGCAGATTGGCGATCGCGTTGAGGGGAGCGTTGCGGCGGGTGGGGCCAAGGGTGAGCGGGCGATCGCTGAGCGTCAATTTGAGTCAGATGCCTATATTTTTGAAGCCCGCAACGCGCCTGAAATTATTGCCCAGTACCAGCAGGCTAATCGGCCAATTGACGGCCTGGGGGCCGGATTTGATGCACTTGATGAAATCCGCAAGGATTTGCTGGCGTTTGCGGGTGAATTGCGTGCAGCAAGGGAGTTGTCCGGTGCGCTGGATCGAGATACCACGGCAAGTTTAAGCGCGGCGGAAGAAGCGGCACAGAAGATTATTAAATTTTTCAACTCGACACAGGCTAAATTGCAGTCTGCTGACGAGCTTGGCCCGCAACAGCGGAAGGCACTGGCAGAACAAGCCAAGGCGGGCAGAGATAGCGCACTGGCGTTGATCGATCGCCAGCGGCGGCAGGTATTTGCTGAGATCAGCTCACCGCTACCAACGCCAGAACCCCCAGAAATAGAGCGTGGCGGCGGGCTAGCCATTGCCGAGCCGGTCAATTCGCTTCGCGGCCAAATTGAGCGTGCCAGTGGTGCGCTGGCACCAATCACCAATAAGCTGGCCCCAGCTTTAAGTACTGCACAAGCTGCGATCGCCGGGCTGGCCCAGGCTGCCTATGCCGGGGCCGATGCCCTAGAATTTGCGGCCTTTAGCGCAATCCCTGGGGGCGCATTAATCCGCAAGCCGCTGAAGGGGGCGATCCGGCAGGCGGCGGTCCCTGCGGCCACGTTTGCCCTAGCCACGCAGTTGCCCATTATTGGCCCTCTGGCGGGCGTAGCAACGGCGGGGGCGCATGCACTTGCCGCGCCCGTTTTTGGGGCGGCCACGAATGCGGCAGGGGGCGCTGTTGCCTCTGGATTGGCGGCGGGGCAGTCGGCGCTGACGGGGTTGGTTGCAGGCTCGGGGGTGCCGGGAGCTGGGTTCGCAGCCAATGCGCTCAATACCGTGCTAACCCCGTTGGTGCAGGGAGTTGCCAGCACGGCGACGGCGACGATCAACACGATTGGGGGGCTAGCCAGCAGCGCCACAGCCCAGGTGGTGACGGCAGTTGCTGGAGGCAAGTTAATCCAGGCGGGCACCCGTGCGGCGGGCCAGCAAGCTGTTGCCGCGTTGCCTGGAGCGATTCAGGGGGTGGGGCGATCGCTGCCAGCTCTGCCCGGTACGGCAGAGGGTGAGTTTCAGCTACCGGTCAAGCTGCCCAGTCGTGAGCAACTGCATGAGGCTGCCTATGAGGCTGGGGTTAAAACCCGCCAGGTTGTAGATGCCGCCCAGGCCACCTATGAGGCGGTGGCAACGACGGCGCAGGCGGTTAAGTCTGCGGTGGAGCGCGGCGACACCGAAAAGCTTGGGCAACTTGGCCAAGCTGTGAGCCAAAAGGTTGCAGAAGCGACTCGCGACGTGGTGCACGAGGTAGCGGCCAGTACGTTGCAGGCAATTGAAGGCCTGGCGCTGATTACCGCCAAATTGCCGGGGGGGCAAAGGCTTGCGGATCTGACGACGGGGCAGTTGGAGCAGGTTAAGACGCAGCTTGCCCGCAAATTTGATGCGGCCAAGACGGCAGAAGGTGAGGGGCGGACGGTTTTAGGTGGCTCGGTTTCAATCGCCCGCGACCTGCAAACAGTGCAGCAGGTGATTGAGGTCAAGGCCGTTGAGGTTATTGAGGCAACTGGCCAGGAGGTTGTTCAGCAGGCAGAAACCGGGGCCGAACAATACCAGCGGCTGGTCTCAGAAAACGTTGAGGTCCGGGATGCTCTGAGAGGGCGCTACGAGCGGTTTAAGCAGGCGGTAGCCAAGGGCGATCGCTCCATTGCCACCGCTGAAGCTCAGTCATTGCGGGCGGAGGTTGAACAGGCGCGCGATCGCGTTTTGGCAGCGAGAGAAGAGGTGCAGGACCGTGGGTTTGACGTTACCCAGGAAACCAAGCTAGGGCGGATTTACGATGGCTTGCGCCAGAGTTACACCAAGATTTTGCAGGGGCTTGATCAGGGGCTGCTGAAGGTTGAGCGCCAGCAGCAGGCTGCAGCCGATGATCTGGGGGAGGAAATTTCGCAGGCCAGGGTTGGCGATGCGCTCGATAGCCTGGGGAGCGCGTTCCGGGGCGTGGCGGATCAGGTTGGAGACGGGCTAAAAGAATTAAGCGAATTGCTCAACCGCGCGGCGGCGGGGCATTTTGATGTGGAGCAGGGCACTCTGGGTCAAACCCTGCGATCGGCGGCAACGAGCCCCAAGGGGCGAGATTACATCGTCAATGCTGCTGGGGCGGCGGCATCGGTGGCGATGGCTCCGCACGGCCATATTCCCCAGTTGGCAGGGGATTTGGTGGGCGCGTTGACGGCACGGCAGGCCATAACGGTAGGCGGCGCAGCAGCGGAAGCGGGCCAGGAGTTGCTACGGGAGGAAGCGTTCCAGACGGCGAGTGCGCTGGATAAATTTGCCTTACTGGTGGAGCGCACCAGTCAAAAGCTAGCCGCGCAGCAGTTTGATTTTGGCCGTGACTTAACTGGTGATATTGCTGGATTCACAGTTGGCAACGCGGCAGCAGCGGTTTCAGAGCCATTGCGGCAGATCCTGGGGGCGCTAGTTCCGGGGGCGGATGCTTTGCCGGTGGGGGCGATCGCGGCATCCATTGGAGTTCCGCAGGTGCAGCGGATCCGCGATCGGTTTGTGGGAGAGACGGACGATCTTGGCGACGAAATCGCACAGGCGCGAGTCGGGCTGGATCGAGTTGCGGATGAGCTTCAATTGTTTTACCTGGGCGTGATGCAGCGCTTGGGGAGGTTCCAGCCGACGCGATTACCCGAGGTGGATTTAGAGTCCCTGGATGAGGCCGTTGAGGTTGCCAATCAAATTCAGGCGCGGATAGAGCGCGCGGTGGAAAAATACGATCGCGCGGCACGCAGAGTTGCGCCAGAGCAGCCTGTGCAGGAGTTTCAGTTCGAGCTGCCAGATGAGGGGGCACAGTCGCCAGTTTCTCCCCCGCCCTTCCCGAGTGCACCAGGGGAGGTGGATTACAGACGTGCGCGGCAGGAGATTGATGATTATTCAGATCTAGATCAATTCCTCTCGCGGCCATTGCCGCAGCGCGACGTGGGCCAGCGACGGGATCTAGAAAGCCCAGGCCAGCGATCTGAATACCAGAGGGAGCTGGCAAAACTTAGAGAGGAGGGCCGAGAGCAGATCCGGCAGGAGCTAGAACAACTGCGCAAGGCGCGCAATCTTCCCGATGCGGAGGACGCGGCGGTGCAGGCGGAGCAGTCCCGTGCACGGTTTGAGCGCAGCGCATCGCGATTTGGCCAGGCTGCGGAGCGAGTAAATGCTGGCGCTGGCAGCAGTGGGAGCCGTGTGGATGCGGCGGCGAATCGTTTTGGGCAGGCGGCACGCCAGGGATTGGGCCAGCTTATTGGGGATAAAAATGTCGATCGCCTCACGAGTAGTTTTGCCAATCTCGCCCGTCAAGAGCGCCCTGTAGACGCCTTCTTCGGTCGGCTTCGCGAAACCAGTGGCACTCTGGCCAAGGGCTTGGAATTCGTTGCCGGGAACGTCGGCAACTTGATCAAGGGCTTCCTGGGCTTCTACGTGCTTGATCAGGCGATCGGCCAACTGGGCCGCCTAGGCAAAGCCGCGTTTGATACCTATCAGCAGCTCAACCGAAGCCGCAATACCCTGGGTTTTGTTCTGGGCGATCAGGCCAAGGGCGCTCAGGAGTTTGAGTTTGTGCGCCAGGAAGCCGAGCGGTTGAGCGTGCCTCTAGCCACACTGGCCAGCGGGTACTCCCAGATCACGGCGGCGACAAAGGGGACGGGCCAAGAGGGGGGCAAGTCTCGGCAAATTTTTTCGGCATTGGCGCAAACGGTCAAGGCGTACAATCTAACCCAAGAACAAAGCTCCAGTCTGGTGACCCAGGTTGGGCAAGCGTTTCGCAAGCAAGCTCTGCAGGCGGAAGAGGCGGTGATTATTGCCGAGTCTGGCATTCCGATCTACAAGCTACTGCAAGATACTCTGGGGCTAACATCCACTCAGCTTCAGGAGCGCTTTAAGCGCGGGGAGGTCAGCGCGATCGACCTGGGTAATGCGCTGGTTACGCTCGGGCAACAGACCAAGACGGCGATTGGGGATGTTGCTAGCAACGCGATCAATGCGTTCGGGAATAAGAGCACCGAAATATTAGACCAGATTGGGAAAAACATTGCCCCGACCGTGGCGGTGGTGTTCAAGTACCTGGCCCAGGGGCTGACATGGGTGCAGGCGCTAGGCAGTGATTTGGCCCCAGTTATTGAGGGCATTGGGCGCGTGATTGGCGTGCTGCTGGCCCCGGTTAAGTTTTTGCTGCAGATAGCCGGAAATATTGCTAAAGCAATTGATTCGGTCATACCCCTCAGTAAGACCCTCACGGTGGTGATCGCTGGCATTGCGGCAGCGATTGTGGTGAGCCTTATTCCTGCCGTGGGGGCGTGGGGCGCGGCGATGTGGACATTGGCAACCACCACGCTGCCCGCAGTAGTCGCCTCCATGACGGCAGTGATCGCAGCCAACCCATTGCTGTTGGCGGGGATTGTGGCCTTTGCGGCGGCGGCGGTGGCCGCCAAGCCTGCAGCAGAGGGGTTAGCCAACGCCATTGCCGGGATTTCCCAGGCGCAAATTGATGCGGCGGAGGCGACCACGAGTCAAGACCAAAAAATGTATGACCTCATGAGCCGCATGGGGCGTGGCGTTGCGGCGACGAGTGAGGAAATCAAGGCGGCGAAGGATGTTTTGCAGGGGTATGTCAAAGCAGGCACCAGCTCCGCAGGGGTCGCCAAAACCCTGGCTGACAAAATTGACAATCTGCAGGCCGCAGCCCTAAGAGCGACCGCCGCCCAAAAACGACTCACCACTGCTATTGCCGAAGGTGGAAAAGAATTTGACAAAGAGGCAACGGCCCTGCAGGCCGCACTATTGGCTCGTCAGGCCGACCTGGCCGAAGCCGAGGCCAAGGGCCGAAAAAACGCCGATGAAGCCCGCGCCGAGAACCTGGATGCGGAACGGGAGAACGGAGAAAAGCTCAAGCAGCTCTACAAAGAGCGTGCCGAGGAAGTCCAGGAGCAGCTTGACCAGATCAAAAAACTGGGCACCTTTGGGCTCAGCGATCAGGAGATCGCCGCACGGCTGGAAGACGCCCAGAAACTGGAAACGGCACTGACCGACGTCACTACCAAATATCAACAGCAGCGCATTGCCGTCGCCAAACAGGCCATTGAAGAGCGCAAGCAGGCTGAGCAGCGTAGCCTAGAGGAAATTACTAAAGCCGGGGCCGAAACCCTGGAGGAAGTGCAGCAGGTTTACGAGGAAATGAGCCGCAAGCTTTCTCGTGCTCAGGTGCTAGCGCAAACCCAGCTACAGCAAGGGCTGAATACCGAGGTAATCGCCAAAGAAGAGCAAGCCCTGAGGCTGGCCCTGATCGACTCTGAGCGCATCAATAGTGAGATCGCCCGTGAACAGGCCAAGGTTGCGGCACTCCAGAAGCTGCCCAAGACTAAGGACGCAGGATTGCTCAAGGAGCGTGCAACGCAGGAGCGAACCGCCAATGAGGAGCTAGAAAAGCTTTATTTGCAACGGGCGCAGAATGATGCGGCCATTGCCGCAGGCCGGGATGAGATTTATGCCAGCCGCCTGCAGGATTTGCAAAAAAACCTGGATAAAAGTTCGGCGCTCTTGGCCCAGGCGGAAGCCGATCGCTTGGTAGATGCCGAGCGTACTGCCCTGGCCTTGGCACAAACCGACGAGCAGCGCACCGACTTTGCCATTGAAAACGACAAGCGCCGGATCCGAGAGCAATTGGCCGACCAGGAAGCCTATCTGGCCCAACTCCGAGAACTAGGCGAGGCCGAGAGCCCAGAGCGCGAGGAGGAGCGCCAAGCTGCGATCCGCCAGAGCTTGAAGGCAACGACGGATCTGACCCTGGAACTACTCCGAAAAGAAGGGGAGGCACAGGACCAGCTCCGCAGCAAAATCACCAATCGCATCCAAGAGCAGATTGATCGCGCTCAGGCGGCGGTGGATGCTGAGGGGCAGGTGTTTGCCGTGGTGGAGCGTGCCCTGGCGCGGCAACAATCCCTGTCCGAGCAGCAACAGCAACTAGCCCAGAGTCGCAATGCCCTATCTCAGACGGAGCTGGAGATCCAAATTGCGGCGACCAAAGATGGCCGAGAGAAGGAGCGCCTGCAGAAGCGATTGCGGGACCAGCGGCGGACCGCGTTGCTGGAGCAGCAGAAATTTGCCCGTGAAGCCCAGGAGATCGAACTCAACCAGCAGCGGATCGCCCAACAGCGGGCAGTGTTTGAAGCGGAGCTTACTACGCTCAAGGCGCAGCAAGCCCAGATCCAGGCTCAGCTAGACTTGGCGGAAGCATTGAGGAGCGGCGATGCGGAACGGATTGCCGCAGCGCAAACCCTGCTGGGGCTCACCGAAAAACAGGTGAGGGCAGCAAGTGCGCTGGCGGCATTAACCAGAGAGAGCCTGGGCGATGAGGCGGAGCGGGCCAAGGCGGCAGAGGAGGTGCTGGACAATAACCAAAAAGCCGAGCGACTGAAGTTCGCGGCTGAAGACCCCAGGGCCAAAAGGCGCTACGGCAAGGTGCAAAATTTTGGCCCTAGAGAGCCGGATGAGCGACTAAAACTGCAGGTTTCGTTGCCCGAGGCTGATACACGCCCAATAGGCGATCTGTTGTCAGGACTGACTCCAATTAACCTTTTTGGCGCGCAGCCCGACGCGCCCATTGCCACGGCGCTCAATGCGCTCTCTGAGCCGCTCCGCGCGGCGGCAGCGACGCAATCCGTGACCGCGCAGCGGGTTGAGCGGATGGTGGGCCTTACCCAGCAAATCCTGGGACAACTCCAGGGGGCCAATGCAGAGCTGGGGACGATTGCC